ACTGGAGCATTAACTAAATGCGAAGCTAGGATAGATATAGAGGTAGAAGCATAAGCATTTTCTACATCACTAAATAAATATTCTCTAATAGCTTTACCATTCTTCTGTGCATACAATGTTGCACCATCAAAAATAATAGGTTTAGCTCTACTACAACCATATGGTGTTTGTCTAAGGAATGTAATGTTAGCAGGTGTAACAGCAGAAGTATCTGTAGATGTTGGAACAAAGTATTCACCACCATCTGTTAATACTTGTAAGTTTCTAGAAGATACTAAATGTCTAATTTCGTTTACTCTATCACCAGATACAAATACATTTATAGCTTCATCAGCAAGTCCAGTTCCTACATCAAAATTAAAATATCCACCAACTTGTGATCCTATTACAGCAGCAGGAGCATCCCTTACTCCAGCAAGATACAATCTATTATCATGAAATGTAACTGCTTGAGGATATCCTCTGACTGTAGATATTAGTTCTTCTTCCCAATTAGCGTGTGGCCCAACACCAGATATTCCAGCTTCAATAATAGTTCCTGTTACTACTGTACTAGATGTATAACCAGTAATTTTAATTTGTTTATCATCTACTTTTAAATAATGACCAACATAATCAGAAGTCCATATTCCTGTAGATGCTGTAATAGTTCTACCTGTACCAGTAGCATCAGTAGATAATGTAACTGTTACTCCAGCTTCAGCATATTTATAAAATGGAGCATGAGTTTTATATGCACCAGATACTACTACATCTTCATCTAGTTCAAATTCATATAAAGAAACTGTAAAGCTACTTGCACTTACTCTTTTGATTTGAACAATAGGATTACTTCTATGACAAATAAATACTGTATCAGCAAACTGAGCATAACTTAATTCAAATAACTGTGCCGAAGTCCAGTTACAGTTTGTAGTAATGTTACTTTGTATTGCTGTACCACTAGAGTTATAAACATCTAATCTATTATTAGATAAAGCAAATACAGCTACTTCATCTTCTGCAAATATAAATGGAATAATTCTAGCTTCTGCTGGTAGCTCTGCTGTAAACTGTGTTGCTGGTCTACGCATAACACCACCTTCATCTAAAAGATACCAGTTCTTACATTGTCTAGCACCTTCAAAATATGCTTTAGCGTCTGTTCTAGCGTTTAATAGAGGATTAAGCTCTCCAGCTGAAAAGTTGGTAAATACTTGTCTTACTTTTCTGGGCATCAGTAATTAACAAGTCCACTTCGACTGCTCCTTCTTTCAGCTATGAATCTAGTAGTATTTAGTTTTTTAGTTGTAGTTTCTTGTGATGCAATATTTCTTGCTCTAACTAATTGTCTTTCTGCTTTAGCTTCGTATGAATTAATCATATCTGCATCTCTACCTAATGATCCACCAAATGCACTAGCTAATCTATAAATTAAAGCTAGTCTAAAATATGTTGGGAATAAAGATTCATCCTGTCTAAACACATAGTCCATATAAACTTTACTTTCAGAACCATAACCATTTAAATAAATCTTATCTTCATATCTTGAATAAGGAATTGGATTATCATTATTGGTTACAGCAACTATAGTTATTACAGCTGGATTTGCTGGCATCTGATATGCATATTCATATCTTGATGTTGGAGCATCAGCTAGTAATGATAATTGTTTTTGGCCCATAGCAAAACGCCATGAACATTCTGATAATGTAGATTCAACTACTTCTTCATAAAGAGTGTTTGTAATTAATGCTTCTGTAGAATTGTCTGTAAATGATGAAATAGGATTAGCTCCTACCATCACCAAAGCTCTTGATGCAATATCTACTTTAGTTACTGCCATCTAAGCTCTTTTTACTCTTTGTACTCCACCTTCAACATTTGGAATTATTAAAGATAAATTGTTACCAGTAATGTTAGATATTTTATATTTATTAGCTAGATATGTTGCTGTTTCTATGAACTCTTGTTTTCTTTTTGTTGGATCGTTTGACAAAACAATACTATCAAGTATTGCTAATTTAGTTCTTACATCATCAATTTCTTTGGCTGTTAGTTGTTGTGCAGAAAATACTGCATTAGCATTTTTATCTTTAAATGTCGTACTAAATCTACCATCTCTTAATCTATTTACTGTATATTCTGATTCTTTAGGTGTAGTAGATTTCAACATAGATGCAGTTAATGCCGCTGCTCCTAAACCAGTTAAAGCTGCACCAGCTCCTATTGCTTCTGCTTTTGAAACTGGCCCACCTACAGCATCAATAATTTTATCTTTATTTAATGATTTAACTTTTTCAGTTGCTTCATTTGCTGCTTTTTTTGTTGCTGTTATTCCAGTACCTATTGCTGTACTAACTTTAGTTTTTGTATCTTTTACTACATCTTTTGTTTTTTCTAAAACTGGTTTTGTTTTTTCTTTTACTTTTTCTATAGCTGGTTTTGCTTTTTCCATAGCTTTTTTACCAACTTCAGTGGCTTTTGTAACAGCTCCTGATGCAGCTACTTTTTCTGCATTTGATTTAACTGTATTTTTTAATTTGTTTGTTTGTTTTGTAGTTACATTAATTGCTTTTTTTAGCTTTTTATTTTTGAGTAATTTTTGTGCTAATTTTGCTGCTACTGTTATTGCCATAATTAATCCTTTACATTAGTGGGGGGTATAAAACCCCCCAATATCATTATGCTAATAATGCAGTTGTTACTGTTGCAGATGTAGCAGCAGATACGATTAAAATATCTACTACAGCATTTGCTCCACCACTGTTTACAATAATTACATCACCAGCGTTCAGATCGCCTGTTGCTGATAAAAAGTAATCTGCATCATCAATAAGTGTTATAGCATCTCCGTCAGAGTAGTACCATAACGAATTACTATCTCCCATTTGAGAGATCTTCTTAATTGGATTTGAAGTTTCGTATGCCATTATTTACTCCTACTCTGCACACTTCTGCACTCTAATACCATTGGTGTCAATAAGCACTGAACCCATTGATAAGTAAGAAGTCATTAAGTGAGCTACCTTCTCAGGAATGTAGTTTACTTCTGTTCTTACTTCAGAGCCAACGCCTAGACCCATTGATGATTTGTGCCATGCGATTGTGTGTCTGTCTGTTGAACCAGATGTATCTAGTCCAGAATGTACGAATACTAAGAATCCTAAGAACTTCTTAGCTGTGTAGTTCATACCAGCAAAAGGTAATTCGTTAGAACCAATATATTCCATTCTTGACCATTGATCGTCATCTAATAAGTTTGACCATTGGTTTGGCCCAATAGCCCAATAACGCTGACCATCATCTGGCACATCATTTGTACCAAATAGGGCTTGCATTTCTTGGAACTTATCTACGTTCATGTCTGTTGCTACTGTTCCACCTTGAGCACCAGCATTGTTTGCTAGTGTTGTAGCAGAAGCCATAGCATCTGTTAATATACTATCAGTTTTACGACCAAGAGCGTAAGCTGCATTGTTTGCAATAACTGATCTTTCGTCAATGTTAGTTTTTAGCTCATCTAACTTATCGACATAGTCTGATGCATAAAAGTCAGCAAGTGTTGCTGTTACATTTGTGTGTGAAATGTTCATCGCTACAACCTCAGCATGTCTAGCTTTAGTTGTTGCTTCACCTGTTCCTACTTTTTGGAACTTAACAGATTCACCTGATACACCATTAACTACTCGGACTAAGTTTTTGAGCTTACTACCCATTCTCTGGTATGCCATATGTACTTCAGCTTCAAACTGAGTAATAAAAGCATTATTTATAGTTGCACTCATTTTATCTCCTTTGAGTTATTTGTTTATATGTAAAAAGATTATCTCGTTTGGAAGCAATCGTTATCCTTAGATAAGGGCGATCCTAATGCCATCTGAGGTCTTATATGCAATCACTTGCATAAAAACACCTAAGGTTCAACGCACAAATTTAAATGATTTAATATTTTCTGTAGGAATTACAGTTGTATCGCCAATATCCGTATCATTGTAGGACATATAAACTATTGTGGCGTGTTTATTTTTTTCTAGTAAGTAGCCTTCTGTAGTATTTATAGCTGGTTTGTAGTTCTTAGCATCTGTAGGAGAGAGCCATTCAGCATGACTGATAGCATCTCTCCAAAGTATTTTTACTCTTTTACGCTTTGTTTGCGTATTTTTCGTATAGGTCTGAGACTTTTTTGATGTATGCTGGATCTTTTGCTCCATCTTTCCAATACCTTTCATCAGCCATCATTGATCTAAGATCAAGTGGATCAAGTTGAACGTATACTTTTGTTTCAGTAGTTGGTATAGGAGCATCTTTATTTAAAGCCATAATTTCTTCTATTGCTTTTACTCCTTCAGCTGTACTAGCCATATTAGCTATAG